CAAACCGTCGATTGCCCGATTGTGTATTCGTGCGCTCCGGACGGCGAAGTTGTATTCCCTCCATACGTCTCCGATCCACAACGCGCCCCTTACATCTTCTGGAGGACGTTCCTCACGGCTCAAGAGCTTGAGAAGAAGGCAACAAATGAAGGATGGGATCGGAAGTGGGTTGACAACGCTATCTCTACCCTTCGCGGGAAAGACTCCATGTATCTAGACGGGGAGAAGGTTAAGACTGTTACCCGCCTTCCAATCACCGATGACAACGATCTTGTGATGGTGGTCTATGGCTACCAGCGTTTGATTGACGAAGAGGATGGAAGCGAAGGCATTTATTGCACCGTGTTCCACCCGCAAGCGGAAGGCTACGCAAAGCATGAGTTGCTTAACGGATATGACGATTACCCATTCGTTGTTACCCGCCTAGCCAATGACCAGAAGCGGATGTATGAAGTCCAAACGTTCTCCGACATCCTGCGTGGAGCGCAAATGCAAATCAAGACTGAGCGGGATAGCCGGATTGACCGCGCTTCTCTGGCAACTTTGCCACCGCTAATGCACCCAGCAGGTCGCCCACCCTCTGATTGGGGTCCGGGGCGCAGAGTGCCTTACCGTCGTCTTGGTGAGATTGCGTGGGGACCTGTTCCCCCAATGGATCAAGGTTCTATTGAGTCTGAAATCTCTATGCGAGCGCAAGCTGACAGGGCTGTTGGGCTTGATCTTACGAACCCGCTCACGGCAGCTAGGCAGCAATTCTACGTTGGCAAGTTCCTCGATCATGTCCGTGATGTGCTGAACATGGCGTGGAAGCTGTATCAACGCATGGGGCCGGATGAAGTCTTCTTCCAAGTTACCGGGAACCCGAATCCGCAAGTCATGCAGAAGGGAAGCCCTGACGAGAACTTTAGCATTACTGTGTCATTCGACTCTCTGTCTACTGACCCAGAAACCTCCGAGACTCAGTTGAAGAACATGGTGTCACTGGTCCAACTTGACCGCAACGGCATCCTCGATGTTAACAAGTTGCTGGAGTTCACGGCGTCCTCGATCAACCCGATCTTCGCAGACTATGTGCTGCAACCCGTTGAAGAGGCGCAACAGAAGGTTGCTAAGAACGTTACTGATGACCTTGCCAAGATCTTTGCAGGTATCGAGGTTCCGGCGCAACCAAACGGCGCACAGATTGCCATGCAGATGGTTCAAGCGTATGTCCAACAACCGGACATCATGCAACGCGCACAGTCTGATGAAGCGTTTGGTGCTCGCTTGCAAAAGTATATCAGCCAATATGAAATGATGATGATGCAGGCTCAGAATGCTGAGATTGGCCGCATCGGGACGACAAATGCTCAGATGGGCGGTATCAATACGCAAAACATGAACCAACAATAACCATATGAAACAAGGACTTTATAGTAACATTAATGCTAAGAAGGCCCGCATCAAAGCTGGCAGTGGCGAAAAGATGAATAAGGTGGGTTCAAAGAAAGCTCCTTCAGCCCAAGATTTCAAACGGTCTGCTAAAACAGCAAAGAAAAAGTAATGGAAAAGCGGTTCAAGAAGGTCGTTACCAATCCCGATACCGGACGCAAAAAGACCGTCAAGTATGGACAAGCTGGTAAAGCGGCGGATGGTGGTGATAGGATTCGTCCCGGCACGGCCAAAGGCGACGCATATTGCGCGAGATCCAATGCTATCAAGGGAGATTGGCGTAGCGATAAGAACTCACCAAACAGCCTGTCACGCCGCAAATGGAAGTGCAGCGGAAGCAAATCAATGAAATAATTTCTCTCTCCCCCGCTTGTGGGTGTTGGCCCGTGCCTGCAAAGCTTCAAGGAGAGGGCGACTGGGATTCCAAATCCAAAATCGAGTGAACGGGCCGCCAACTTAACTTATATATGACACCATTACCCAAGCCAACCATACAGCAGGCTATCGAGTCACTATCTGACCGTGATGAATTCAAAGCCATCGTCCAGTTCGTCCGTGATGAGCGCGAACGATTCTTTGGTGATCTTCGCCAATGCACTGAAACTAACGAGGTGATGAAGCTTGTAGGTAGCGTATCGACTCTTGACGAGTTGCTATCACTGCTGACAGTTGAAAATAGTTGACATCTATTTCAACCTTGTGTTTTAGTCGCCGTGCGCTGGCGAACGTCTGACCACTGTAGGCAGCGCGTGTTTGATTGGTTTGTGTCATAACTAGAGGTCGCAGGGTTTTTTCGTTTCCCCTGCGGCCTCTTTTTTGTGCCAATTTCTATACCTTAGTAAACTACTTGACATACTAATGATTATTTGCTTAGTTACTCACGAACACGCATCGCCGAGCGTAAATGGCGTTCTAAACAAACATTATGAGTAATCCAGAAGCTACCGCCGAAGCTATTGAATCGGTGTCCAACATGTCATTCGAGGAGCTTGTAGCTCAACGTATGTCCAGACAAGCCTCTCCAGAGGAAGAACCCGAAGAAGAGTCTGATGATTCTGCTGAAGCCGAAGAAGAACCTGCCAGTCTAGAAGACGAGGAATCTACGGAATCAGATGAGCAATCCGAAGACGAATCCGAAGAGGAAACCGAAGAAGAGTCCGAAATTGACCTGCTGTCTCTTACAACTGAGCAGATTCAATCTCTAGCCAAAAAGGGTAAAAGCCGATTGCTTCAACGCATTGGTGAGCTAACCGCTCAAAAGAAAGCCCTTGAGGAAAAGATTCAATCTGCGCCCCAGCCACAAGTCAAAAGCATTCCTCAAGACGAGAATCCGTTCCGTGAAGTATCTTCATTTGAAGAGCTGAAAGGAAAGTATGACGAGCTTGAAAGAACGCTTGAGACAACTGATGAAATCCTAGAGGAACATGAAGATTATGGTCCTGATGATATCATCGTTGTTGGCGATAAAGAGTTCAGCAAAAAGCAAATTCGGAAAGCAAACCGGAATGCCCGAGAGTCACTGACGAAATACATTCCAGCCCAGCAACAGCATCTTATCAAGATTGCCCAGTATGAGCAGATGTCCAAGCAGTATTCAGAGGCAGCTAGAAGTGAAGTTCCAGATATTCAGGACGAAGAATCTGAGATTGGAAAGAACTACAAAGCACTGGTGTCTGACCCGTTGATCGAGCGAATCAAATCGCAAGTTCCAGAAATCGGATTTCAGATTGAATATATCTTGGCTCATGCCGCTCGTTCTCTTTACGGGAATAAGAAGATCAAAACGCAATCAGCGATGGGAAGTAAGTTGAAGGTCAATCCATCTTCAACCCCATTTGGTGCTGGTGCAGCCAAGTCTTCTTCTCCTGCAAAAGCAAAGGTCGCAGATGCATATAACCGCTTTGAGAAAAGTGGAAGCCCGGAAGAATGGATTGCTGCCAGAATCGCTAAATTCAAATAACTTCTAAATATCAAATATCATGGCTATTAGTGCTACCTACCAACCCAATGCCCCCGCCGCCAAAACTGGTGTCGGATCGGCTGTCTCCAACCGCGAAGATCTTAGCAACGAACTTGCTATCCTCGCACCAGAAGAAACCCCACTCCTGTCGCTTTGCTCCAAGGGCAAGGCTTCGGCTACCTATACCGAATGGACTGTGGATTCCCTCGCATCTCCAGTTACGACTGGTATTTCCGAAGGTTCCGACGTGACTTCGTTCAGCGACAAGTTTGCTGACCGCGCTCGTCTCGGTAACTACATCCAACTCATGCGTCGTGATTACCTCGTGTCGAACCTGCAACAAGCTGTGACTAGCGTTGGCCCTGCCAATGTCGCTCAAGCCGAAGCTAAGTCGATGCGTGAAATCAAACGTGACATCGAAGCAACCATCGCCTCAGCTAACGAGATGACTGTTGAGAACGGTGCAGGCACTCCCTACGGCATGCGTGGCCTCGGCAAGTGGATTCAAGCAACCGCTCAGGCAACCAACCCAGTGCCTGCCAGTTACCTGACTCCGTCCGGCTCGATCCTTGCCTCGGCTGTCTCTGAAACCACCTTTAACGGCATGATCGGTTCGATCTTCTCCAAAAATGGTGAAATGAACAGCCTCACGCTTGTTGCTAACACGGCTCTGCGTCAAGTCATCTCTGGCTTCACCCGCGCCCAACCTGCAAGTGCCGGTGTCACCTATCACGTCAATCAAGACGCCACCTCGAAAGCCATCACGCTCTCCGTCAATCTTTATGATTCTGACTTCGGCATGGTGAAGATCGTTAACGGCAACCCATCTTGTATGCCAACCGCGACGACCAACATTGGTTACGTTATCAATCCTAAGTATCTCGGCTTCAACACCCTGATCCCTATGGGCGCAACCCGTCTTGAGAACCAAGGTGGTGGCGAGCGTGGCTTCATTGACGTTGCTGGAACGCTTGTCTGTAAGCACCCGCAAGCACACGGCAAGATTGCTTACTAAGCCTTAACAATAATATACATATATGAAAGTTGCACAACAAGAGCGTTTCAACGGATTCACTGACATTTATAAGCTCACCGCTGCTGAGATTACATCTCTTGGCACTGGTGTGCAGAAGACCATTGCATTGCTGCCTCCGGGTGGTGTTGTGACTGGTGCTGCTGTATTTGAGCTTGTCACTTCCGCTGGAACATCCACTGACCTGACGCTTGATGTCGGAACCACTGGTGCTGATCCAGATGACTACATCAACGCGCTCGACCTCGATGGTTTGACTAAAGCTGCATTTAATACGGGCGATGTCCTTATTAACACTGCTGCTGGTTACGCCATCAATGACACGGCATCCGCTGTTCCGATCCTGATCGAAGCCAACTTCACTGGAACCGTTACAGCGGGTGAGTGGTTCATTGGCCTCACGATCCTCGATCCCGGCGCACTTGCCTCCAATGCCTAAATCCTAATCGGGAGGGGGTGACTTAAAACGTTGCCCCTTCCCTTTTCTTTTTCAAATGATTTGCGACGACGCTCTTACCGACGCCTTGGTTAAAGAACTGTGTTCTGGACGCAAGTTCAAGGAGGCACTTCAGAACAAGCGGGAGATCGAAGCTGCTGCTGAGGCGCGAGCAATGAAGGACGCTAAGAACATTCTCGGGAAACCCATTGGGGCAATTCCTCAGTATGAGTATATGAACATTGCGCGTAAATACGGCAGTGAGTGCTGGGACGACCGTGAGTTTGTCCGTGACTTTTTCAAATCTCAGTCGCACCTGAAGGCTGGGAACATTTAATATGCAAACGAAACCTTACTCTGAATTGTTTGAGCTTGTGCAGGCACTTTGCGGAGTGGTTTTTGCATCCATTGAAGCCCCGCGAATCAAGGCTTTAATCAACCGTCGCGCATTGCGTGCGTATCGTTCAAGCAACTACTGGACTCGGTTCCTAGTTGTCGGTGAAGAACGTGTTGTCACTAGCTCGTTGATTCCATATTCCGAGTCAGGGCTATCTCCGATTGACACGTTTTTGCGTGTTTACAAGCAAGCTC